GTATCGGATATTTGTATGATGAAGAAAAAGATGCATTTATACCTCCAAAACCATTTGAGTCATGGAGTCTTGATGAGGATTCGTGTTTATGGAATCCGCCAACCCCTAGGCCAACCGAAGGGGAGTGGCTATGGAAAGAAGAAAGTTTGTCGTGGGTTGAATTTTCTTAGTTTTTCCTGTGTGGATGTCGCTTGGTATTTGTGAGATAATACAAGAATGGATTGCCTATCTTTCCCAATAAAATTTAACTATGACGGATTAGCACGCCTAGCGGACGGCAGTTACGATTATTTCAAACAAATGTTAACAATTTCAATGCTTACAGAGCCTGGCGAACATCCGCTTACTCCAGATTTTGGAGTATACGACCCTTCTTTCATCCCTGTAGAGCCAGAGAACTTTATTCTTAATGCTGCAAGGTTCATACCAGAGGTTGAAATAAAAGACATAATTCCCTTACAAAAAGAGGACGGCGGATTAAGTGTTCAATTTTCTTTTGATTTGCGAGGGTAAACAATATGCCTATTGATTTTTCAAACTATGTTTATTTAGTTCCATACGATGTTTCTCCAACATCTGTTTATCTTGATGCAATTGACTATGCAAAACTTTCATTGCCAGAGTTTCAACCAAGACAAGGGACACCAGAAGACGCAATTCTTCAAGCAGTTTCTTATATATCCGCATTGAACATGTCTGCGATTAACAGACTTCCAGACAGGCTTATGTCAGGTCTTGTAGGAATGATGGGTATTGAGATTGATGACGGAGAAAAAGCAATTGCTGATGTGACATTTACAGCAATTGACTTTGAGGGAACTACGGTTCCACAAGGGACACTAGTTAGATATGACTACGAGTTCTTAGGTGAACAGCGTTCTGTTTATTTCCAAACAGTAGAAGAGGGTGTAATTGACCCTGTTGACCCAGAAGACCCTTTGCCGACCGTAACGGTTGAAGCAGAAGCGATTGATGTTGGCGTCATCTTGCCTATCCAGGACAATACTGAACTGACGATTGATACCCCAACATCAAATGTAATTAGTGCTGTTATTGACACTCTTGTTAATAATGGAAAAAATCCAGAAACATCAGATGAGTTTTTAACAAGAGCAGTTGCTTTTCTTGGTTCTCTTTCATCTTCTTTTGCTAGAGCATCACAAATAGAGGGATATATTCTTTCTGATTTTATATCAACAGTTAGTAGATGTAAAGTTTTTGACCTTACGGATGCAAATGTTTCAGGTGGCCTTGAATGGGATGCCGCTGATGCTCCAGGTCATATAACAATATTCACATATGGTATAAATCAGCAACTTACAGAAGACCAGAAACTGGACATTCTCATTTCTGTTCAAGGCAGAACTGTTGCTGGTCTTGATGTTGCAGTAGAAGATGCAAACCTTGTGTCTCTAGAGATTGAACTTGATGTATCTCATTCTTCTCAATACGATAGTGATGCCATTGAAGAAAATGTAAAAAATGTTTTGTCAACATACTTTTCTCCAGGTAACTATAGATTTACAGAAGCCATAAAGTTCTCTGAGTTCCATTCAATCGTTTCAGCCGTACCTGGTGTTATTTACTCAGAAAACTTGACCGTTACGCCAGGAAGTGGTGGAAGTAGCGAAGTTGACGGAATTTATTTTGACCTCAAGGGTTCTCTTCCTAGCGTTGTTGTAGCAGACATAACGCTCACACTTACATCATTGGATTAAAAAGTGAAAACAGTACAGCGTCTTAGCAAGGAAAATAGTCTCAGCAAATACGATTTGCCTAGTTATACCTCTATTGCGTTGTCATCAATTGATGCTGCTGCGGCATGGACAATGTCTAATGGAACATTTGTATACACTGGCGATGACTTTTATGTTGGAAGCCACTATGTAATCAGTGCATCGCCAGACTCTTCATCACCAATTGAACTATCTTTAGATGTAAATGATATTTTTGAAGTTGACGATGTCGGGCAGTTATTTGTTTTTTCGTGTGTTGTTTTTTGTGCGCAAAAAAGCGTTACTGTAAACATAAAACTTTTTGATGAAAATGGTGCTGAAGTAGATTTTAATTCAAAAACTATTCAGGCTGGAACTTGGACAGCGGTTCGTTCAAATGTTTTAGAGATAGAAGCATCTGATTTTGAATCAACTTCTTATAAAGTTTTAATTACCGTTGAAGGTCATGAAAAATTTACAATAAAGGTTTCAACACCCAACCTTGTAAACGATAGTACATGGGCTCTAAATCCAGTAATTCAAAGCATAAGACCATACATTCCAGGTTTTTATGAATCTTATGACAGAAGAGAAACTAATCCGCAGTACCCATTTTTTAGATTTATTGATGTTCTTACAGACAGTATTGCGGACACAATGTTTCTGTATTCAGAATGGTTCCAACTTGACTCTCGTGAAATAATCCCAGGTTTTTCAAAAACAGACTTAAATACCAGGAGCAGACTGACAAACTATAAAGCGGTTTATGACGAGAACCTTGAATGGCTTTCTCAGTTTTCTGGCAATAAACTTAAAAAACAAATATATATTGGCTCAACTCCATTAGTCACAGATACTGATGGATTTAAAGAAGCACAACTTTATCCAGCAATATATGGTCGTGGTGCTGGTACACAGGGCGCTTTAAAAGAGGCAATTGGTTTCGCCCTAACTGGAACAAAAACTGTAATTATCGGACAAAAGGCTGGCGGAAATCCTTGGGCTATTCGTGCAATTACACTTGCAAGCGAAACTCCTAATCTTGATGTCCGTACAAATGTAAGAGCAGCAACAACGGTAAATATAAACATTTCAACAGACCTTGAAGCAGGGGACACTATTGACGATGTTGTCCTTGTTGCTGGAGATAGAGTTTTGGTAAAAAATCAAAATACAGCATCACAAAATGGCGTGTACATAGTTTCCTCATCTGGTGCTGCTTCTCGTGCTACCGATTTTGATTCTGCCAGTCCTAGCGAAGTTGCTACTGGAGCAATATTTATCGTAAAAGAAGGTTCGGCAAACGAAAAAAACGCATATGAATTGACAACTACTGGAAGCATTACTGTCGGTTCAACAGCGTTAACATTTGCTGAATTTTCTGGTTCACCAGAAGTTTTGGCACTGGCAGAACCAGCACGACCTTTGGGATATGCATTGATTCATGAAATCATTGACGAAATTACATTAACGCTGGGAGACCTTGAGTATGGCATTCTCGGTACTGCCACTCTATAAGCCACAAATAAGGCACAATATATATGTACCCAGACAAGCGCAGAGGTTGTGATGATTGCAGGAAAATATAATATTTTATGCGAGCAAGGCACAACATTCACCCGTGTGTTGACTGTTGAGCAGCCAACAGTTGAAGACCCTACGGTTTTTGAGCCATATGACCTGACAGACCATACTGCAAGAATGCAAGTTCGCAGAACTATTGACTCTTCTACGGTTTTAGTTTCACTAACAACTGAAAACGGAAGAATCAGTATTGATGAAGAAGCAGGTCAAATCACTCTTTCAATTCCAGACGAGGTCACTTCAACAATCACCTCCAGTGGTGTTTACGACCTTGAGATTATTGACGGCAGTGGGAATGTATCAAGAGTTATTGAAGGATTGTTCACATTGTCTCAGGAAGTCACTAGATGAGCAATGCAGTACCAAATAATGTCTCTGTAAGCGAAGATGTAACGAGAGTAGTTGTTTCATCTAATGCAACTACACCAAATCCTGTCAATGTTTATCAAGACGAACCAAATGTTGTAACCGTTGAACAGGACGCTCCAAACAATGTTGTTATTCGCTCAACATCAGCAACTTCAGCAACGATAAGAAGATATGTCCACAACCAAGGAATAGCGTCTTCAGAATGGGTCATCACCCATAGTCTTGGCGGTTACCCATCTGTAACCATTGTTGATACTTCAAAGACGCATGTTTTTGGTGAGGTACAATATGACAGCACGACTCAAATAACCGTGAGTTTCTCTGCACCCTTCTCTGGATACGCATACCTAACCTAAGGCGGAATAATGGCACAAAAGTTTCTTACAAATATTGATTTAAATCAAAATCAGATTCTTAATGCCACCTTTGAGGTACTAGCCACCGACCCGAACTCGGGCAACTTTGAAGGTCGGATGATTTATAACAGCACCACGGACTCCATCAAGGTCTATGGCAATGGTGCATGGCGCTCATTTGTAAACAGCATTGTTGCTGGTGGTACATACACTGACGCCCTTACTATTTCTGAATCAAATGGTCAGGTAAGCCTTACCTTAAACCTTGCAGATGTTGACTCTGCTGGTCTTCTTTCTTCAACATTCTGGGGGTTGCTAAACGGTGCAACTTCTGATGCAACTGTTTCTACTCTTGTCAAAAGAGACAGCAGCGGCAATATCAAGGTTGCTACTCCTACCGATGCTGCACATGCTGCTACAAAGGGCTATGTAGACGCAGCACGCTCTGGTCTTGATGTCAAGCAGTCTGTTCGTGCAGCGACAACTACGGCGATTACTCTTTCAAGCGCCCTTGAGGCTGGCGACACGCTTGACACGACAGTTACCCTTGCTGAAGGCGACCGTGTTCTTGTAAAGAACCAAGGCACTGCTTCAGAAAACGGTATTTATGTTGTCCAGGCTTCTGGTGCCCCAGTAAGAGCGACTGACTTTGATGGCGCTGGAGAAGTTTCTGGCGGAGCGTTCGTCTTTGTTGAAGAAGGAACAATTAACGCCGACTCTGGATGGGTTGTTTCAAGCAACGGTGCAATCACTGTTGGAACAGACGCTATTAACTGGGTTCAGTTCTCTGGTGCTGGCTCAATCACTGCAGGTGACGGTTTAACCCAGTCTGGAAGCACAATCAATGCCGTTGGTACAACTGACCGTATTTCGGTTTCTGCCAACGCCATTGACATTGCTTCAACATATGTTGGTCAGTCTTCAATCACTACCCTTGGAACGATTACCACTGGTACATGGAACGGTGTAGATATTGCCGTCGCAGACGGTGGTACTGGTGCCTCAACAGCAGCAGATGCTCGTACGAACCTTGCGAGCACTTCAACATCTGGTCAAACAACCTCTACCGCAGTTCTTGCAAGAGTCGTGCATCAGGCTTGTGCTGCTTCTTCGGTTGGTGTTTCAACTACAACAGTTACGCATAACTTTGGCACAAAGAATGTAACTGTTCAGGTTTACCAAGTCTCAACTGGAGAGACCGTGAACTGCGATGTTGTTCGCTCAAGCAATGATGCAGTTGTTGTTACAATGAACGGAACAATCTCGTCTGACGATTTCCATATCGTAGTAACAGGTTGATAGTCTGCCCTGAGGGGCGAAATGTAGGAAGCGATTGAGGTCGTGGCACAAAAATTTATAACCCCAATTACAATCAAGCAGTTGTCATCTGCTGGCTCTGATGGGTTGACGATTTTTGTAGACGGCGACACCTACGCAAGACTTCAGGTTCAGGCTGGCGGTCGCCTTGTTTGGGGCGACGGAACTGCGGTCGGAGATGTAAATCTTTATCGTGACGAAGCGAATGTTCTCAAGACTGACGACACCCTAAAGGTTCCTGCTCTTTTTGTTGACGGCATTGAGGTTGACACTTCAGGTGCTACTTCTGGTCAAATTCTTCGTTTTGATGGAGCAAAGTTCGTTCCATACACAGGTGACGCTGGTCCGACTGGTGCTACAGGTCCGACTGGCCCGACTGGACCAAAAGGTGACGATGGCTATGTCGGTTCTGATGGAGCGACTGGTCCAACAGGTGCTACTGGCCCTACGGGTGCCACAGGGGCGACTGGACCAGCAACATTTACATTCCGTGGACAATGGAGTAGTGCGAACACATATGCGATAAATGATGTTGTTGCCTATTTAGGTTCTGCGTATGTTGCAAGCGCCGCCAGCACCAATGTTCTCCCTACAGATACTGATTATTGGGTATTAACTGTTTCCAAAGGCCTTACGGGCGCAACTGGCCCGACGGGTGCTACTGGGGCAACAGGAGATGCAGGACCGACTGGCGCTACTGGTCTTACTGGCGCTACGGGAGCAACAGGGCCTACAGGCGCTACAGGACCACAAGGTCCTACTGGAGCAGATGCTTTATGGAATTTTACTGGTGCTTATAATCTTGGAGCGTCATACGCCGTTGGTGATGTAGCAACCTACGAAGGGCAGACTTGGTATCGCATCAATTCCAATGGTGGGAATACAGGAGACACTCCATCAGAGGGAACATTCTGGACATTAATTGCTGCAGAAGGAGCAACTGGTCCCACTGGCGCGACAGGACCTACTGGAGCAACTGGTGCAAGCGGTGCAGACTCAACAGTGCCTGGACCAACTGGCGCTACTGGCGCTACTGGAATTACTGGCGCGACTGGACCCGCTGGTGCGACTGGTGCCACTGGACCAAGTGCAAACATTTCAGCAACTGACACTGTTGTTACTGGAAAGTTATCTGGCGACCAAACAGTTGCAAGCAACACCAATGATGTTCTTATTTCTTTTGTTGATGACTTTGACCCTAATAACTGGTGGAATGCAACTTCTAAACAGTTCACGCCAACGGTTGCTGGTTACTACAATATTTCACTTCATGCATGGTGGACCGCTGCTGGAGTAACAACAAATCAGTACAACATTCAGATTAGAAAAAATAGCAGCACTTCTGCAATTTTCCAAAGTCAAACAGTTACAGGTTCAGGTTCTTCTCAGGGTGGAAGCAGAGTCATCTACCTTAATGGAACTACTGACTATGTAGATTTCACTGCATACAATGGAGACTCTTCTTCTAGAAGCCTTCAATGGGGTGGAGCAGGTCAAGGAACATGGTTCTCTGCTGCTTTGATGACCACAGGCGTTGGTGCAACGGGTGCAACTGGACCAGTTGGTGCTACTGGTGTTACTGGGGCGACTGGTCCTGCAGGTGCAACAGGGTTAACGGGCGCAACTGGTGCTACTGGTTTGACGGGTGCAACAGGTCCAACGGGAATAGATGGTGCAACAGGTCCGACTGGAGCCACTGGTCTTACTGGAGCCACAGGACCCACTGGACCAAGCGGTGGATTAGACATTCTTACTGATGTTGTTATTACATCTCCAGAAGAATTTCAAACACTTGAATATGACGGAACGAACTGGGTAAACAAACACGCATCTCTTGTTTCGTATGTAAGGAATGCTGAAACAACAACGCTTACAACTGGAACGGTTGTTTATCTGTATGGGGCAACTGGCGACCACGCTACTGTAAAAAGAGCAGATAAAGGTTCAGAAACAACATCTTCAAAAACTGTTGGAGTTGTTGGTGCAAACATAACAGCATCTAATAATGGTCCAGTTATTACTCGCGGATATGTAGACGGCATTGACCTTTCAACTGGTTACTCTGCTGGAGATGTTCTATGGCTTGGAACAAACGGACAATTTACAAAAACGAAAGCAGTAGCCCCAGATAACCTCGTATTTGTTGGTGTTGTTGTTCGCGCAACAAATAATGGCATTATCTATGTTGCAACGCAAAATGGTTATGAAATTGGCGAACTTCATGATGTTCTCGTAAACGCAGGAACACTTGCCACTGGTGATGTCCTCGCATACAATGCAAGTACAGGTCTTTGGGAAAACACTCAAGCGGTAGGTCCGACAGGTCCGACAGGACCAACTGGTCCACAAGGATTACAGGGTGATACTGGTGCAACTGGTGCAACTGGTCCTGCTGGTGCAACAGGTGTAACTGGACCTGCTGGTGCAACTGGAAATACGGGT